GTACCAACTCTAAAATGGTGTGTCCAACAATGTTAAACAAGCTTCTATGAAATACAGATTCAGCCAATCCCATGAACAAAGAGGCATACCAAGGAAACGCTATTCTCAACAACTCCTCCATCAACACTTCAATGGGGAGCATATAATCCACGTTCCATTTCTCTTTTATGGGTGCTTTCCTTTCGTTTTCCACTCCGTGGTAAAAATCACTAGTCAATTCTAGTGTTGATATATCAATTCCCGCCCCCATCACAAAGAAAGGGGAATTGAATACCAGAGGAAAGTCTTTCAACTCGAGGGTGTTTATCATGTTGATATTAGTTACAATATCCATGTAAGAACATTCATAAATGTTCATAAACTGCTCAATAGTTAGCTGGTCATAATCAACCACGTTTCCATGATTGAAAGTCCAGTCTTCAAAGCTACCGGGGGGGTACTTTGCTGTCAAATGTTCCGTAACGAAGATAACTCTACGTAAAAAATCTCCGAAAACAGGAACATGGGCCCCTATTGGTAGCAATGACAAGCATTGCCCTCTTAACATCCTGAGTGTATTGTGCTTATTATGGCCTCCAAAATTTAATCCAAACTTGGACCATGCTCTAAATGGTTTCACACCCCAAATAGAGCGGCCATTTACCACCCAAAATCGTCCCGAACAGAATTCCAACTGTTCCTTATCAGGGACCTTGATATCTATGGTGCGTCCCAGTCGAAGAGCCTTGGCTTTGATCTCTTCTACGCTATCCATAAAATCAGTAGACACTACGCCGTCGTCTCCACAGGCTGCTATTTTTATAGCAGATGGAATCAAATAGCTACTTAAAGCTAAATTGAAAATGGAGTTAAACAGAGAAGTCCAAGCATCACCAGATCTACGGCCAAAAGTTGTTCTAAACCGAACTTTATTGCTGCAACCTGTAGCATACATATACTTCCAATACTTCTCTATGATATTCCAATCCTCTGGCTTATCAGTAACTATGTTTCTTAAAAACCACAACTCATTATCCAAATCCCAAGGAGTCATGCTCCCATCCCAATTTGTATAATCAATCTCAACATAATACCTACTACCAAGGGAATCATACCATTTGCCTAACTCTTCAGCACTAGCTCCAGATGTGTAATAACACGTTCCGTCTCCATTGAGTCGTTCCTTAACTTCTTTGGACAATTTCCAAAAGAAAGGACCGACTCTAGATAGTAATTCGTTTGAACGGGCTTCTATCTTACGAGATTTGAACGTTTCTGCGGTTTTACCCACGTATGCTTCATCTTTAGTGAACATGCTAGACTGAAAATGTTCCATTTCCAAAGGATTTGTTAAAGCTTCTCTCAAATCCTTCCTGCGCGTCTCAGGGTATCTTGATACCCATTTCTCGAAGTCAATTTCTCCAACTTCTATGTTACCAAATGTTTTACGGGCCCAGGTTCTAAAAAACCGTGAAAACTTTGCGTTTTCAACCTTGTCCCAACTTCGACTAAAAGCAGCTCGTATAGCAACAGATTGGGCCATATTGCACGAGCATTTATTTGGTATAACTATGGAGGAATGGTCAATTAAAGTTCCATATACGGAAACACTTGAACAAGTACACTCAGGGTCCAAAGAAAAATCCAATTTGCAACCAGGTTGCAAATCCCCGACGACCGACGCTAATCTTTCTCTCGAACAACTACGTACTATGTCCAATATTCTCATGCTTTTAAAAGGTATATCTTCTCTTGTAAATCGCTTATTTTTATAGCAATAATACATCGCCTCTAGGGCAACGAAAATTACTGTAAATCCTGTATAAAACATGAAAAACTCGACAATCAAACAAATGCATAAAATCACTAATGTATTGACTGTTCTAGGTTTTCCATATTTTGCCAGTTCTATCTTGCGATAAATATCTACATACTTCTCTCTACTATTGATCAAATCATCAAAATGTCCTGAAACTAAATTCAAGAACTTCCCATTCTTCAAAAAGATCATTATATCTCTATCTAAAGTAGAGTGGTCATCCAAAAACGGACTAACCTTTGCTCTTACAGCATTCTGTAAATAAGAAAAGTTTATGGCATTGTCACCAATGGCCTTATGAACCACCGAATGACAAGCTTTCTCAATTTGTTGCCAGTAATTGGTAACCGGATCAAAAATTATTCCATCATTATGTTCTACCAAGGCATATCTACCTCTCTTGTCAATGGGGACCATATCAACTAGTCCTCCAGTACAAGCCAAAGGGAACAACCCGGCAAACCCATAATCTTTATCAACAATTCTTACTAATCCGTCTCCTACTAGCTCAAACTCCCTTTTATCAGATCCCAATCGTTGTTTAAAAACAACCAACTGACCAGTGAACCTGCCATTAAACAACTCTTTCTTCAAAGCGTTGTTCTGAAAGACAGGATCTTCTTCCAATTCCTCCTTCTTTTCTCTAACTACGTCCCTTAGAGCTTGCTCAGTGACTGTTAAATCAACAAAAGCTGCAGCAAGATCAGCTTCCTTTGTGTTTCGTGTCTTATGAACAGTCTTTTTCTTTTTGGATCCTCCCAGATCCTTACCTTTACTCCAATTCTGCTTGGTTACAGAATTTTCTCCCCCTTCTTTGTTGTCATCATACTTGGACTCTCCTAATTTTTTAGTTTTATAAACCATTGGATGTATGAATGTTTTTAAAAGTTAGCTGGAACTACTTTTAAAGAAAAACATGATTTCGTGAACATTTATTTCAAAATGCAGACTTAGATAACTTTTACACTGGGAAAACTGATCACTTCAGATTACACGGCGACAACAACGTTCCGTGGTCCGACAAAGAGCCTACAGATCAATGCCTGTAGTAACTAACTCAAGTGCAGGTTATGCTGGGTCCATACTTGCTTTCGGTCAAGGTCGCAAGTCCAACACTTACTCCGCTTAAGGGAAACTCATTCCCCAGCTTATTATTAAATGTCTGACCTCATTTATTAGCTATTACTTTGATTTGATTCCTACTAAGGCTGACACCTGCCTCCTTTACAGAGTGTATCTCTACTACAGGGTACCAATTGGGTCCATCAAAGTCGTCACTAACAACAAGGATAATAAATGAACACTACACCAGATTCTCTCTAAAATCCAGGGTGAAGTGTTGGTTTCGAACTCTCACACGTGGGGTGTATTTGCTAAGTTTGACTGAGTCCAGTCAATTGCCACAAAAGGGGACACTTTTGTACTCTGCAAACCATCCGTCGCCCGACAGTAATAATTCGAAGTGAAAAACCTTCTTCTAGAGTCTATTCGGACTACAAGAAAAC